TTACAGCATTGTGCCCGGTTCGGGTTGTGTGTCTGTCATATCCGTCACCGGTGACTCCGGCTGAATATCACCATTTTCCGTGGTGGCATCTTCCGCCTGTGGTTCCGGAAGCAGTTCCGGGGATGGTTCCGGCTGTGCACCAAGCAATTCATCCAGAATTGAATCCACTTCTGCATCAAGACGCTCTTCCAGATTCTGGCGGAGTTTTTGTTTCAGGACGCTTCTGACTTCTTCAGAGCGAATGACTTCCTTCACTGCCTCAGCAGTGACCAGTTGTTTTATATCTGTCATGAGATTTTCTCGTTGAAAGGGGTTATTAAGAAGGTTGTTCCGGAATGAGTGGGGCTTCTGTTTTTGCTCCGGCTGACTGAGTGGCGCTGATTTTCTCAGCGGCCCTTTTGTCAATCTGTCTGCGCCAGAAGTCGCGTACTGCCCTGTATCCACCCGAAAGCAGATACAACACACAGACCACCGTACAGAAGTACAGCATTAACTGGTTGATGAATGTCATGGTTTATTACCGTTACTGTTGACAATGAGAACTGTTTTCATTTAGAAATGATTGATGTCGAAAGCATCCTTTCGTTAGATTCTCCATTGGGATTACCTCCGCCAGTCTCCATTCCTGTTGCTGGCGGTTTTTTTCGTCTGTTATGCTGCTACGGCATTCACACCAACAGTAAGACTTTCAATCAGCACAGGGTAAGTTGCCGCATTTCCGGTAATATCCGTAATTGCCAGCGCGTTGGCCTCAAAGGCTGCATTCGTCCATCTGGTCAGCGTAAACGGTTTTCCTGCTGCATTATCAAGCACCGGCGTGACGTTCAGCGAGCCACCACCCGGGAAGCGGAAAGTCAGCGTGTGCCAGTCGTGATCGAACGGACCATAACTACCAAGCCGCTGTGATGTGGTGTTTGCATGATACATCACATTGATGTTTGTTTTATCAGTCTGCAGATAGAAGGCCGCAATATAACCCTCCTCTGATTCCGCTCCCGGCCATCCACTACCGCGCCAGTAAATACCCGCAGAATATTGATTTGCAGAAGCATTGAGAGATACATCATCGGGGATTTTAAAGCGCAGCGTGATTTCACCGCCGTTATCGAACAGCTCCTTCCCCTTACCGGCATCAATTGCGTGCGATACTTTCCAGGTCTTTTTCTGTGCAAGACCATTTTCTGGTTTTTCAAGACGAAGGGCTTTTTTACCTGAACCACTGTCACTGACCAGCGTGTTTTTGACATCTGTCAGCGTCCAGCCCTGCGAAGCCAGAGCGGCATTTTCCGCATTCACATCATAAGCCAGCACTGACTGTATCTTTGTCGGGACAACGGATTCAGGCTGAGTATCGCCACTCTCCTGTGCTGGTTGCGATACGCCTCCGCCTGAAGAAACCGCGGCTTTTGTCACTTTCCCGGAAACAAAATCTGCCACTCTGCCCACATGCAGAAGAATGGCTGTTGCCAGACGGTCGGAAATAATTCCGCGACGCGCCCATGAACCAAAGTGGGTTTTACGATCGGATGTTGTCCAGCTCTTCGCATCCGTTCGTCCACCGGAACCATAATACCCGATAGCCGGAATATCCGGGTCTTCTGACGGTTCATTGGTCCCGACTTTCTGACCATTGTCATCCATCATAAACGGCACAAAGAAGATATTTTTACCGGCTTTGGTTTTGTATGCGCCATAGACGGCATCGTATTGCGCTGAATACGTCTCCTTCCAGTAGTACGTCGTGTCACCACAAATCCAGGGCACCAGAGAAGGAGAAGCACCAGCGCACTGACCGGATACTCCCGCCAGGTCAGAACGGTATTTTTCCACCATGGCATCAAACATGGCGGGCTGACTGGCGTACGCTCCCTGTTTTAAATCAAACTCGCCCTGCATCCAGACAACACAAAGCAGTATGTTTTTGGGGTTTGCCTTCAGCGCGGCCTGAGTGCGTGTCAGCAGGTCTTTATACAACGGCTTATCAACGCCCCATCGTTCAGATTTATCCGACGCTCCTGAACTTTCACTGAACGTTCCGTCAGCACCGGCTGTAAACGCAGAGCCACCACGACAGCACGGCACTAACAAAATACCCGCATTTTCCGGCATAAAGGGCAACAGCTTTTTGGCAATATGCAATCCCTGTCCGACACACCCATACTGCTCTGCGCTGGCTTTCGGATGAGAAAAACGGCTCAAATCCTGCACATCATGCAGGCAGTGGTCCGCCGGAATGATGTCGTTATATGCACAGGCCGCACCACCCGGTGTCACCGTACTGCGACGCGCCAGCTGTTTAATACGCGGGTCCGGACGGTCATATGTCTCCGGCAGCGGCAGGCCTTCACCATACGCCATGCCGTTTGACTGTCCGGCCAGCGCAATGACAAAGTAATATTCTGGTTCAACAACAACAGTCCGGGTACCATCTCCCCCCGGTGAAACTACCGGAGAGGTCATATCCCCTTCAGCGACTATAGCCTGGATAAATTCAGCACCATAACCCGCGCTTGAGATAATCGGACTACCATAGGGTTGCCAGCCTTCCTTCAGTTTTTGCGTCAGTTTTCCTGCGAGGTCTGACGGCGATGATGCCCTGACCACGTCATAGTGTTTAAATGCCATTATTCCTCCCGGCAGGGATAGTGTATGCAATCAAGATAAGGTGCGGGCTGACGTCAGTCATGGACAAGGGTTCAGAAACAGGAGGATGACTACAGCCCGCAATACGAAAAAGACCATACAGTTGCGCAGAGTGATTACTATCGGGTATTATTCGCCAGCTGAAAATTGATCACTTCACGTTTTGTTGTTTATTCCTTGCCACCCGCGCTTCCCGGCGCGGGCTTTTTTTTATCCAACAAGAAAGCCCCTCCGGAGAGGGGCTGGAGAGTAGCGCTATGTACCGTTCATGCATGGTGCAGGGTGCCTCCCGGTGAGTTCAGTATCAGCACCTGAACCCGCACCAGAAAGGATAAGGGGTGTGACCAAACACCTGTCGCTGATATGCCCCTCCGCACAGGGGGATTCACCATGCCATATTTTTTTAACAAACTTCCCGCTGGCCAGACAATAATCGCCAGCCTGAATTGTGAGTAACGTGGCATTTTACGGGAAAACTGTTTTCTGCAGTAAAAAGGCCCGCCGGAGCGAGCCTGGAAGGATAGCGGTCATGTGATGCCGGTTTCCCGGTAACTCAGCATCGGTATCTGAGTCAACGTTTTCTCTACTGGGTCACTTCCGATACGTTCCGCCTTCCGGCAGACTTTCATCACGTCAGAAAATATAGCACCCTGAGTAACAGGACAGTACTCAGAATTCAGGAAACTGTGACACATCCTGCACAGAAAAGCCCCTCCGGAGAGGGGCTGAAGTATAGCCTAATTTCTGTCTGTCGCATGGTGCCAGGTGCCTCCCGGTAAATTCAGCCTGGCTACTGAATTTGCATGTTCGCTGGATCATACACTTTGCCAGATGCCCCGCCGCTGAGGGGGATTCACCACGCGATGCAATTTTTAACAAATTCTCCGGCAGCCAGACAATCATCAAGCTGTGGAATTGTGAGGTATTTAAAAATTTCGCAGCCTCTTGCCACCCGCTTTTCACAAAAATCGTATGTAGAAGGCCGCAGCGTAACTATCACTGATGAATTCAGGACACCCAGAGGCTACGGCTCAGTTTGGATTGTGGCGGCCGGAATCGAACCAGCTCCCATCGGTGCGCTGCCGATTACAATACGCGCGGCGATCCGCTACATGACTAGTATTTTCACAGTCGCCTGTCTGCTAGCTCGCCATTGAGCTTCACCACAACGATAAGAGCACTGCGCACACCTTTCACCAATTCCACGAGGTCTGCGGGTTCAATGCTCTTACCTGTTGTGCAAACAAAAAGCCCCGACATTTCTGCCGAGGCCTTTACCTAATCTAGCCAGTATGCCGATCCTAAATATTATCGACGACCGAGGTAAATCAGGATTTCTCTTTCGCTTCTCAGTGCGCTTTTGCTCCGAGCATACACAAAACATACTACTTTCATTTCTCGAAAGCAACGCATTTACAAAAAATATTTTGCATCATCCAGCAATCACTAGAAGTTCTTTCTCCAATTCTCGCTTCATTGCATAAAACATTTCTGAATCAAGGACCCTCTCGCACCACACGACCCGCCTCCGGCAATACTGAATATCAACTCCTGTTATCTGAGAAATCATCCTGGCGATATCTTGCGTGCTGTCGCGATTGCAATATCGCCTAATAGCTACATCACGGACAGGGCTTTCACGATGAAAGGTCTCAACCATCACACGTTCAACGAAAGCAGCATCATCGGATTCTTTGGCGAGAGCAATGATATTACCTGCCGATGACTGAGGGATGACCAGTTCTCGGGCTTTCTGATGGAGTTCATCTCCACGTAGTCCGTCTTCTTCATACAGACGCATGACAACAGACTCAATCTGCTTAGCTTTGTCATCGCTCCACTGACTGCGAATCATCAGTCGCCCAATAACGTTAATTGCACCACAAGGAGAATCATCACCAGCGTTAACATTTCCCCATACCTGTAGCATGTAGTGAACCCATGCTTTCTGACGAGAGTTAATGATTTTCTTCGGATGCCTCCATATGCGGCGGAAATGAGCATCATTAATAAAGTTAACCATGCCGAATACTGGGGTTAGCCGCATCACAGCCCCCATCCTTTACAATGACACCACACTTCAAACATTCGTTTCACAACTTCACGGCAGTAGAAACCGTCAGCATCACGTGTCAGGTCATAGCGATCTCCGTGCTTCAGTCTCATATAGCATTCGAATAATCTGTTCATATACTCTTCGCCATGAACTCCGCTATTACGCTGCTCATGCGCTTTTCCAGACGACCTGAATAAAGCCATGCGTTCAGGCACCTGCTGAATATCACGCATCAGTAGCTTTCCCCTTATCCCATCCACGATGAACCATAAGGACACCGTTGACGACGGCGTGCCGTTTGCCTTCTTTATCACCGACATATTTTCTGACCGTAGCACGATTACAGTTCAGTTTTCGTGAAACTTCAGTCATATTGCCTCGTGCCTGGATAAGCAATTCCGGTATTGTTTGAATTGTGGCGTTCATATGTTCTCCAGTTCGGTGATTTTTATCCCCACTCTACCGCCAAGCACTTTCACGCCGCGAATTACGCGAATGTCATCGAATTGCACGTCGTCTTCCGCAAATCCGGCGTGGATAAGAGAGTCGAGTAAACCTTTCAGGATGTTATCGAGGTCGCGACGGCGGGAATCTGGTGGTTCAGCAATAATTGTGATGCGAAGTCGTGATTTAGTGAAAATGTCTAATCTGAGTTGCCGGATGATTTGCTGTACGTCTTTTCGGTATTTCTGGCCTTTATCGCTGATGTAGTACTGGCTTCCCCGTCTTCGCCAGTAGGTATTCACCGTCGGCGGCCAGGGAAGCACAAACTCATATTCATTCATGACTTAATCTTCCCCTCCTTCAGCAATATCGCCAGCGTCCTGATCACGCCTTCCAGGTGGTAAAGTCTGGCGTCGTTGTTGTCGAGAATGCGAGTACGGCGATCGATTTCATTATGGCAGTCACTACAGGCCCATGCAGCCAACAGATCATCTGGCTTTGTTCCCGTTCCGCAAATTCCAGCCATTCGGTAATGCGCCAGAACTGTAGTTTCAGGGTTGCCATTGCATACGCCATAAATCCGTACCTGGCATTCTCTGCCGCGCGCTTCTTTGCGTAGGTTTGTCATCATCTTATTCCTCATGCAGTAGGCTATCCGGAGTGACAATTAAATCTTGCTCGACGCCTTAGCCACCGGATATCCCACAGGTGAGCCGTATAGTTGAAGGTTTTAACATCAGATTCTTTGGGGACTGGCCTGGGTTTATTTCGGGAGCGTTTGGTTGGAAGGTAATTGCAGTTTTCACAGACGATATCGGTGATGCTTCGTCGCTGTCGTCTCATTCGTGCCTCCTGTCGGTAAATCTGACACCCTGATCCACGGCCCAGGATGTTGTGTACTCAATCAGGCTTGCCATACGCTTCACGCTCATTTGCGCACTGCTTTCGCGGATATTGACGTATTCACCTTCAAGACCTGGCAAAACATCAGCTTCCTGTTTTGTCGCCACGGCATGACCGCTGATTAACAAAACTTTCCACTGTTCTGGTTTTAGCCACCTGCCGCACCACTTAACCTGGCGGGATATATCAGCGACCATCGCGTGAAATTTTGCATTTTGAGCGAGATTACGCTTGTAATCGGTGATACGGATCGTAACGGGTTTGTCTTTATCGAGAGTTGTTGCAAGGATGGCGTTAATGGCGAATTGTTGCTGCTGCTTACTTCGGAGGAAGATAGTCTGGTTCATTATTCCCTCTCACTGGATTTTCCCAACAAAAAAGGAGCCGAAGCTCCTTTAGTTTCAGAATTCAAATTGTCTTGCCCGCAGGCTTTTCAGCATTGGCATGGCCCGCTGGATAACGGAACTTGACATGTCGAGACGTGTTACCTCCCTTAGTAGCGCGTCTCTGTTCTTCGTCACCATGTAGATAGTCTCAAACGCAATGTCATACAGCTTGTTCGTGTATGAGGAGTTCAGCTCTTTCATTATGGGGTACAGCTGCTTGCTAAGGTCCTGGGCTTTTTCCATCCAGAGTTGCATGTAGCAAAGGAGGATGATTTCCTCGGCTGTGAATTGTGGCTGAATCTGCGACTGCTGTTCGGTTTGTGTTGTTTTTCCCTGGCTGAAATAGCAGTCTTCCAGTTTTTCGAACACTTCCCACGCCCGATCGGTTTCGAGCATTTTTGCATGACGGGCTGCGCCGCGTTCTGTCCATAGGATGAGGGAGCGAACGTTACGGGCAATTTTCACAGAGTAGTTAAAAGCTACTCTGTGCTTGAACTCACGTAAAGTTTCACCTTCAAGTTTGAAGAAGTGTTTTTCCTCAATGAAACGACCTTTGTTTTCGTGGTGATTCTGGCGAATACGAATAGCTTCTGTGCCGTAAAGGTGCGCCAAAAGTTCGGTAGTGATAACGGGGATCTGCTTGTAAGTAATCGTGGAGAGTGTTTCAACAGAAACTTGAGTTGTCATAATGACGCCCTCGAGTGGTTTCTAAACTATCACCACCGTCAGGTTCCTAATCATCGGGTGGCGAGACGTACAGGGTTAGGAACTACCGGGAAACCAACCGGCGAGCTTTTCAGCTCCCCTATACGCCCCACCATAATTCAGATGTGCGTGTGCATACGACAATAAAAAACACGCTCGCGGCGTGTCTCTGTCGCGGTTTCTATCCGGGGTTCCTAATCCCGACGCCAGATTTTGCTGGCGTGCGAAGAATATAATCCCGGATATGTGTTGTCGTCAACATACCTTGAATGTATATAACAAATTTGTTATGTTTACTCTCATGAACTACATTATCGAATACTACAGTGACGAGGTTGAAGCTGAGATCCTTTCTCTTCCTGAGACCTTACAAGCCCGGTACATTCGGTACACGGAGAAAATGCGTATTTACGGAGCTAATCTTGGTTCCCCGCATACAGAGGCATTTGGCGACGGTTTGTTTGAAATCCGCCTTAAGGGCTCGGAAGGCATAGGGCGTGTTTTTTACTGCACGCTAAAAGGAAAGCGAATCATTATGTTGCATAGCTTTGTAAAGAAAACGCAAAAAACTCCACCTGCCGAGCTTAGAAAAGCTGAAACCAGAATGAAGGAGGTTAAGCATGACTGGTAAACGTACCCCACCTACCATGACACACGATGAAATGGTAGAAAAAATGTTGTCTAACCCCGCAGTAAAAGCAGAATACGACGCCATCGCCGATGAATTCGCACTACTTGATGAAATGCTGGCAGCACGAAAAGAAGCTGGCTTAACCCAGGCTGAAGTTGCTGAACGTATGGGAACAAAAGCGACTGCGATAACCAGAATGGAAAGCAATCTTGCATCAGGTACAAGCGGCCCATCATTTGCCACACTGAAAAAATTCGCCCGTGCTACAGGGAAAAAACTCCAGATCCGCTTCGTTTAACTCTCCACTACCGCGCCGTCATTCTGGCGGCGCTTTACCCCAGAGAAATATCAATCACCGGATTACCACATCCCACTCCGGCTCCTGCCATCTCAAATCCGGTGAATCATTTCTCTCAGGAATAACCATTACGTCCTTTTCCCTTCGCTCCCTTTCTATCGCCATCACAGCCAATGCTGCAACCATGATGTATTTTTGTTCGTCGGTTCCTGTTTCATAACGACGCATGAGGGTAAACTCGGGGCGATCAGTAACCTCAATGATTTCGTTAATTTCTTTAATTTCGCGAGGAATATCCATGGGTTTAGTCTCCTTTGATATCACATGCCCGCACTGTTTAAAAGAGCGAGCTGTTATTGAGGCATTTGCCGAAAAACAAATTGAAAAAACACCTTTTTTTAACGTCGCTTTTGTATGCAGAAGTTGTCATCGAGGAGGTGTTGCTATTGTTGAAATCCCATCAGACCACTATCACGGTCCCATGGCGGAAAGCCAGAAAAAAGACCTCGATATTCTGATTTCAGGAAATAGCCAGTACCGTTTCCGCAAGATCTATCCTGTGGTCAAAAAAATTACCGCACCAGAATATACGCCCCCGGTTGCAGACCGTACTTTTGTTGAGGCAAAAGAGGATTTACAGAGGAGGCGGTACGACACAGTGGTTATTCTTTGTCGCAGAGTCCTCGATATCTCCACGAAAAAACTGCTCGGCGATGAAGCAGGAAAAGAATCGCTGTCGCAACGTATTCAGATGATTTACAAAAAAGGCCTGATCACTGAACAGATGAAGGAATGGGCTCATATTGTACGAATTGATGCCAATAAAGCAGTTCATACAGATGAAGTTTTCACACCAATTGAGGCAAGCCAGATCCTGAGTTTTACCGAAATGTTTTTAGTCTACGCCTTCACTCTGCCTGCAATGGTGGAAGCCAGACGTGAACAAAAAAGATCAGATTCAGCCTCTATATGAATCACTTTTCTGAACACGTAAGCCCCCGTCATTCACGACGGGGAGAACATCAATCCCTCTGCACTCCCTCGCCAGAATGCCAGCACACGCTGCATCGTTTCGCTGTTACGGCACTCGCGACAAATTGTGTTGTAGCGTCTGTCGTAGCGCCGTATTTCCCCATCTGGTAATGCCCGGATAAGGTCTGGATCAACGACAACCGGTTTCTTCGACTTTGCCCTTGAGAGTTTTTTGCGGGCATTTTGCCAGTCCTTACGAGCCTGTTCAGACGGGAATACTCCGTAACCGGAATTGTAAACATCACCACTGGCGGCCAGCTCCATGCATAAACGACCGACAGACGCATGACTGACACCAATTTCATCCGATAACTGCCGAATCGTGCCTCGTCCGTTAAGGCGTACGAATTCCACGATCAGCCCCTTAATTTTTTCCCGCTCTTCTGGTGTAAATGCTCTTGTCATAAGCACCTCCGGAGATCACTTTGTTGTCGGTGAATGAACCGGAATATCAGCAATCGAACTGAAAATATCCCGGTGTTTATTCAGCTCCCGCAGCGCGGCGCAGACTCGCTCCCACTTCTGAACATCACTTTTCGCCCTGCGCAGCGCCAGGTTTGCCCTGCGCAGGGACGGAAAAATCAGCTCATCTGCTTGCGTTTCGGTAAACGATGGCAACGACTGCACAATGTCCGCCACAGTTTCTGTTTTAATTTCTTCCTGTGTTGCGGCTTCCCGGACTGGTAACGCAGCACCTGCTGGCTGAGGAAAGGCCTTACCATCATTTTCCGTTACCGGCGCGGTTTTCGGATCTGCTGGTAAATTACCCCCCGGCATGCAGTAACGAAATTTACCGTTCTGATTAACGCGTGCCAGCCGCCCCGTTGCGGTTACCACCGCCAGCGTGGAAGCAACCTTGCGAGTGGTAACTCCGAACTTACCCGCTATTTCTTCACAGGTTTTAGCCCCCTCCTGAGAGATAAACTCAATCATCATGTCAGCGCTAACTTTTGGAGCGACCTCTTCGGTCAGCATACAGCACGACATCCGGTGACACCCCTTCGCGTAATCTGGCCCTCCAGGCATTGAACGCGGATTTCTTCGGGTTTGACCCTGCCCGATGCGGATATTCACGCCAGACCCGTTCGAACACGTCAGGATAATCAACTCGTCCCGCAGACGGTCCCGGCATCGCCCGGGTTAACCCAATCGGCTTCCCGCTCATCGCGGAATCGGCTTCAGGCTGCTGCGGTTGGCGTTGTTGCTCCGGTTCGACGATCAGCACCTGCTGCACACAACGCCCGGAATCTGCTTCCGGTGTCGTGCCAGCTGGTCCTGGAGGTTCAGTCAGAACAGGACAAAAATCCCCCTGCGGGTCCGTGGCGATTTTTTCGCCATGGACCAGAAGGGTTTTATCCCTTTCCTGTTCTTGTTCCTGTTCTTGGCTTGAAAGGGGCTCTGAAGGGGCTTCAATTTTCCGACATGATTCACGTCTGACATCCAGGTGGAAATCATCCTTATATCTATCATAAAAGGATGATAAAAAAGGATTTTCCAGCAACGCGGAATATTCATTTCTTACCCCAGCACAACGGTTATCGCCAGGTTTCAGCGATTCACCAACCTGCCATGCTGCCATTTCATGCACCCATACAACCTCAGAATCATGGTCATAGCTGCAAAAACCAGCCTCGCAAGCCATTTGAAGCCCCTTAGAAGCCCCTTCAGGAGCAAGTCCGGTTTCGTGAGCAATGTACAAAACAGGCAGGTAATAAAGGCCCAGCATATTGGAATGAGGCGAGGTCATCATATACAACGCCACTACCATACATTCCGGACCAGACTTCCTTAGTTTTCGCCCTGTATCGCCTAACCAGAACTGAGGTGAAATTGTTGCGTAATTACGCATAGTCCCCTCGCATACAAGATTTACTCCATACCGCAGACGGTCCCGGTATCTCCCGGGTTAACCCAATCGGCTTCAGGCTGCTGCGGTTGGTGTGACTGCACATTGGTGTGACTGCACATCTTCACAGACGGTCCCGGTATCTCCGGGTTAACCCAATCGGCTTCAGGCTGCTGCGGTTGGTGTTGTTGCTGGCGAAATTCTTCCAGATGTGGCAGAATTATTCCCGTGTATTGCTCCATGCCCTGCCTGAATATCAGATATTCATCAGGATTTGCTCAGAACGTCCGGCCCCAACCGGACGTTTTTTATTTGCATGAACGTTAATGGCATGCTGGAAAGCCCGGCTGATCGGACTGATATCAGATGCCATCTGAAACGCGCATAAAATAGCCGCGATGTATCGCCAGTCGGTACGACTGACCTTCGATTCATGACAGCCAATCATCTTCGCCAGTCCCCTTTGCGTCAGAGCTGACAGGTTGATAAGTAAATCCGTTTCAGCGCGATCGATATCGCGCTGTGACAGTTTGCTGTAACTTGTTTGTTCCATTTCTTAAGATTTCCAATAGTGAATAGCTAGTTGAAAGGTATGCGTGGAAACGCATATGGCCTTAGTTGGTCAGATATCTTGGGGCTCGCTTTGTCAGCGACGTAGGACGAATGTCCATTGTGAAAATAGCGGTGTTACTTATGCAGCCAGAAGGTTCTTTTTGCTTATTTCAAGCATTTCGCTTGCTTGATATTTGCCACCAGAAATCTCTTCGATTTTTGATGCGTATTTCGTTTTCCCAAAAAACTCAGTCTTAGGGAGGAAGCCGTTTTTGAGCCACTTATAGACAGCCCTTTCGCTAACTCCACAAGCCTTCGCAACTTCAGGGATGCCGACACCTTTAATCGGCTCATCAAGATTTTGCATAGGGATATCCTTTTTCGTACTTTCAGTACGCATTATGATTGAACTGAAAGTTTTTGCAAGTGCTTTAGTATCGTACTCATGGTTCAGAATGAAAAAGTGCGCAAAGAATTCGCCCAGCGGCTAGCGCAAGCCTGTAAAGAAGCTGGTCTTGATGAACATGGTAGGGGAATGGCTATAGCCCGTGCCCTTTCTCTTTCGTCCAAAGGCGTTAGCAAATGGTTTAATGCTGAGTCTTTACCGCGTCAGGAAAAAATGAATGCGCTTGCGAAATTTCTAAACGTTGATGTTGTTTGGCTTCAGCACGGCACTTCGTTAAATGGAGCGAATGATGAAGATACTCTTTCATTTGTTGGCAAATTAAAAAAAGGGTTAGTGCGCGTGGTTGGTGAGGCAATTCTTGGTGTTGATGGTGCCATCGAGATGACCGAAGAGCGCGATGGGTGGCTCAAAATTTATAGCGATGATCCAGATGCCTTTGGCCTTCGTGTGAAAGGAGACAGCATGTGGCCCAGAATAAAATCAGGAGAATATGTACTCATTGAGCCTAACACCAAAGTATTCCCGGGTGATGAGGTGTTTGTCAGAACCGTTGAAGGACACAACATGATTAAGGTTCTTGGCTATGACAGAGATGGAGAATACCAATTTACAAGCATTAACCAGGATCACAGGCCTATAACGTTGCCTTATCATCAAGTAGCAAAGGTGGAGTATGTAGCTGGTATTCTGAAGCAATCTCGCCATCTGGATGACATCGAGGCAAGGGAGTGGCTGAAAAGTTCGTGACTTCATCGTCACATAGCTGGTAACCAGTGGCCAGAAGAAACGTTTGGGTGAGGAGGATAGATGGCGTTCACTGACCTTGAATATCAAGCGGTCAAAAAAGAAGTTCACCAATTCATTGAAAGCATAAGGCCGCCTGAACATATCCGCAATGAACTGGATATTGTTTATAGCATCAATGACCAAACGATAGATATCGGCGAACAGCGCCCCGTGTGGCAGGGCAACCCAGGTGAAACAAACATCCTGCCATCAGCAAGAATCAAGTACATACGTTCTCTGGATAGATGGAAAATCTATTGGATGCGGAAGGATATGAAATGGCATCAGTACAGTACTGAACTTTCGCTGACTGATGCGCTTGAGCTTGTGCGTGCTGACCCGGATTGCTGCTTCTTCGGATGAGTGAAGAGACGTTTGGATGATGGATGGTCGCAGAGATGCGGCCTGATTCTAAAATAGGATATAAAAAATGAGAATACTAGGTGTTAGAGCGGCGCCCAAAGTTACATCTTTTGTTGTATATTGCACTAATGAGTCTGCACTCAAATGTGTTGATGTTATTAAAATACCTTCGACCTTAGACACACCAGAAAAATTAAAGTATGTGAGAAATAACATCCTCGACATTCTTAATTTATATAATGTTGAATTAGCTGCCATACGCGTTACTGAATCAAACTCTGATAATCTTAGCATTGACCGCCTTTATATAGAAGCTGTTATTCAAGAAGCATTTTCAAGCAGTGATGTAAGAAAATATTACACTATTAGAAAATCTGGCATGAAATCATCATTGAACCTAACAGAGATCGAGTATAAAGAAATATTGAAGTCACACCGCAATATAAATGGAATCGATAATTCTGGTTTTACAACTGAAACAAATGAAGCTGTTTTGGCTGCTCTATCTGCGGAGGTAAGGGGATGCTAACTCCATACAAAAGAGCTGATGTAGAATTCGAATGGATTAGTGATCTAGAAGAACAGGGTTGTTTTTCAAAAGTATATCTGGCTCATGACAGACACCTAGCTCATGACTTGGTGATTAAAGAAATAGAAAAAAAAGAAAACACTAACCACGACGACTACTTTAATGAAGCAAGGCTTCTCTATAAACATGCACATCCAAATATTGTGCAAGTTCAGTATGCTGCTCAATGTGAGAGCAATATCTATATAGCCATGCCATTTTATCATAATGGTTCGCTAAACCAATTAATGAAAAAAAATAATCTTACAAGCAGGGAGATAATACGGTATTCCATTCAATTTTTAAGTGGACTTTATCATATACACTCAAAAGGTCTTATGCATTTTGATATAAAACCTAATAACATTATGATATCAAACAGAAATGAGGCCATGCTATCTGACTTTGGATTATCTCAGTTAGTCAATGAGGAATCGAGAGCTGCGCCTGAGTTTGGATATCATTTTCATGTGCCACCGGAATATTTTTCTTTATCAACAAATGATTATAATTTCACATATGACATATATCAGGCAGGATTAACCATATATAGAATGTGTGTTGGACATGATAATTTTGAAAGAGAAAGATCTGCATTTAGCACGATTGAACAACTCAGAGAGTCGATAATTAATGGCTGCTATCCATTAAAAGAGTATCCTCCCCATATACATAAAAAATTAATAACAATAGTGAACAAATGCATTCATGTAGATCCAAATGAAAGATATCAATCCGTACTAGATGTACTAAACGATCTCTCAGCTATAAGTGATGGCGTTCTTGACTGGCGTCTACAGATGACGAAACCAACTAACGGCACATGCGAATGGCAAAAAAAGTCTGGGGACGCTATACTGTCTATAGTTTTTGACGCAGAAAATTCGTCTACTACTGGTTTTCGTTTATACGATGATGGGCGGAAAAGGCGTGCTACGAACTTAACAATATCCTCAGGATGTACCCCTACAAAACTGTATAGGTTATTAAAGGATAACTGATCATGAAAAAGCGCGAGGAAGTAAGCAAGCTGCCTCGCAGACGTGATGCAGCATTAGCGGTTCCCTACAAAAAAGATGAGTTCATAAGCCCTTCTGATGACAAAAAATTTTCAAAGGCGAAAAGTTTTACATCTACATCTCTAAAAGATAAATACTTTAAAATCTAGCCCGGCCTCAGCGCCGGGTTTTCTTTGCCTCACGATCCCCCACCTAAAAAAACATAACTCATTGTATTTATTGATGTAACTCGCTAAACCATGCAGTTCTGATCCCTGCCGCATAACCTTCATCAGCCACATTTTCAAAAATAAATTTCCTTATATATCAGAATCATACTTCGTAGAGTTAATAAATCACCAAAATTCGTACCAATAGTTCTTGATAATGTCGAACTATTGGTTCATTATTATCGTCATCAGCAGGACGCATTACTCACCAGGGCGGTGAATATACAACGATTCGAATATGAATCTACGGCGCTGACAAAGCGCAATAACCAAAGTGAACTTTGGGGTGTGGTGAAGGGTTCATGGACGGGAATATGTCGCACGTAAAGCGGCGAGGCCTGTGGGACTATTGCCGAATTGAAGTAGGCCGAAACAGGTCGAAATGGGTCTCCCACCTACCACACCACCAAAGTTCATCAGGAGGTCTATATGACACGCAGAACTCAGTTCAAAGGCAATTCACGTTCTCGTCGTCGTGAGCGTTTAAAGGCAAAGGCATTAGCTAACTGCGTACTGGCCCGCGAAGAAGCAATAAGTTCAGAAGTATTACACCGCCCTACTCTAAGCAGAGCGCAGATTCAGGCTAAAGGTACTCACGAAACGCCTGAGCGCATAGAAGACGCTAAGCCAATTAAGTTCATGGCACAGGACGTGATCTGGCAACAGAAAGAATACAGACGCAATCTGGAGCGAGCAGCCATTGTGTACGCGAATGAGTTTGGACATAAGCAACCAGAAACTGGTGTATGTCTTCCAAACGTAGCCATTTACGCGGCAGGCTACCGGAAATCAAAACAACTGACGGCGAGGTGATTGATGACCACGCCTTCAGTTTTGCCGCAAAAGTTATGGCGTCCGCTTGCAGAGATTAAAAACTTCGTTGAAAAAATGCCTGATGGAGTTCGCCTTACGGAAGTTACTAAAAAAGTTAAGACATTTGCCGAACTGTCAGGAAAGGAGAGAAACCAGCTCATAGATTTTATCGATAAACGGGAAAGCATCATTGTATTTAAGGTCAGAAAAGAAGGTTCTGGTAACGGAGTAACCTTTTTCCGCCACAAAAAATATGGATATCCCAAACGGGAAGGAAACGTCACAATCACTAAGGACCTTCAATCAAAATTATGTACCAGATGCGGGCAGACAAAATCAGTCAATGATTTTTATTCAGATGCCAGCAAGCGTGACGGGAGAGCCATTTATTGCAAGAAGTGCGAATCTGCAATGAAACGCTCACGCAGAGAATGCAACAAATTAATTCTGCAACAACAGGAACCTGAAATGAATAACCTCAAAGCAGTTTCACCTTCACCAGAAATACTCAGAAAACAGGCTGAAGAATTGCTGAAAGCCGCCGAAATTGCGGAGAAAAAACGCCAGGAAGATGATGCATTCAACAAAAAACTTGCGCCCTTAAAACTTGAAATCCTTCAGGCCGCCGGAAAAATGCAGCTTAAACTGGACGAATTCATCGACTGTATGGATGAAATGAATAAAGCAGTTCAGAAGCTTAAAGAGCTGACCGCCTGATATTAATAAATTGCAACTACCGGAGTTAACTATGAACGAAACAGAACTGAAGCACATTATCGCCCTGCTTCTGGAAGATGCCAGACAGGTTTATCGACTTAGCCCAAATTCCGCAACGCTGACACGCATCCAGATGGCAGAAAAAGCACTGAAACAGGATAATGAAAACAGCGCATCCGAAGTTGATGCTAATGGTGAAAATGAAGTAATAGAAATAAACAGCAATATCAGCGATAGTTGCGTCGCTTACAGCCACCAAATAATTCGTGTAAGTGCAAGAATAATGGAAGTGATGGCAAGTGAGCTTGAAAAGAACAACATCAAGCCCACTGATTGTTGTTTAAGAACCGTAATGAACGTTATTTATTACTCGATGTTCCGAAGTCGCTAACAGCGTCGAGTTTTTCATCAAAAAATGATTCAAATGCATCGTAAAATACGGCAATAGCACCGCCCTTATCTACCGCGGCAGGAACTGCCTTTTGAGGTATATCTTTCTCCCTGAATTGTGTGTTGTAGGTATCGACAGCCAGCCTCATCAGAAACATCACTTTTTCTTCTTGTGTCATAAATTCACTCTCCTTACGGGGTTTGTAGTTGAGGAGTTCTCCACGGGTGAGGTGGAGATCGTGCGCCGGACACGGGTGAGTTCCGGCACTCTCAGTTTACTGAACAGACATTACCCTGAAAGCCAGGGTACAACACGAAAGTGCACGGCGAAGACTCTTTCCCATTGAAGGCTTGTCGTTAGATTTCTTCGACCGTGCGCTTCCGGTTGTGAATAACAACATTGCTGTGTGTAGCCCTTGGCGGACATCGGTTTGCCGATTGCTGATGTCCGCCCTTTTTAAAGTGAATTTTGTGATGCGGTGAATGCGGCTATGCGCACGCGGAACAGTTAAACCGACAGGATGTCACGGAAAGTCATCGTCCCCTGACCCGGCGTTAATTGTTAACTGGTTAACGCCACCTGGAGGCACCAGGCACCGCATCAACAAAGTTCATTTGTGAAAATGGAGATAATTATGATTGCTCATCACTTCGGAACTGATGAAATACCACGTCAGTGCGTGACGCCTGGCGATTATGTTCTTCATGAAGGTCGGACATATATCGCTTCAGCAAACAATATTGAAAAGAGAAAACTCTATATTCGTAACTTCACAACAAAAACATGCATTACCGACTGCATGATTAAAGTTTTCATCGGGCGCGATGGCTTACCCGTAAAAGCAGAGTCGTTGTGACGAGTAATAAAATACACCTTCCATATCTGCCGAAATAAAAACCGCATTAATTATCAATCACGGAAAAATCAAAATGAAAGAACTTGCGCAAAATGAAATATTTTCCGAAACCAGTCCTGATGCAATAAATGAACTCAAAGAAATTGCAGAACGCATCAGTAAAATATGCAAAGAATACAAAATCGACTTTGTATTTTCTTTTTCAGTGCTTACAGAAGTTGGAAATAACGAATATAAAGACAGTCGTTTGGTTTCATGTGGGTTAAATGGCAAAACACCAAGCCCATATATTCATGCTGCATGTGAAGTCGTCAGAAGCAACATTGGAGCACAACAAATCCATACACTGGCGCAGGCTCTTGAATTTGCAAGAGAAAATTCTGAGTGCGACTGCTCTGAATGCCAGCACGAAAAGGGAAAAACAACTCACAAAACAGCAAACCAGGCAACCTTCCACTGAAATAAAAATCCGGCAGCGCAGGCTACCGGATTTCTCCCTGCGTCACCGTATTCGGAGAAATCAGACAAAGGGCCTCTAATTCTAATCCAGCCAGAGGTTTAAATACAATGAGCGCTGATAAACAGACTTTTGCACTACACTGCGAAGCAAAAAACGATAAAGTCAGAAAACGCCTTGGCATCAAAGGCGGTTTTTTCTGGGCTGATGCCAGAAAACTTTCTGTCGCAGTTTCCCGCTGCATTGCAGCCATGGACGATGCAGGCTACGACGAGGATGATTTCAAAAAACCCGTTCGCGTAAATTTCCCCGTCGTGAATGACCTTCCACCGGAAGGCGTGTTTGATACTGAATTCTGCAACCGCTATGAAAAAGGCGGGGAAGATGGCATCACCATGATGGCTATACCCTTCAATGACAACATCAACGGTGAAGATGCCACAACTGCTGGCGATGACAACGATGACCCGGACGGAACTATTCCGGATGATGTGGAGAAAAACGAATCCCCGGACAGCGACGATGACTGTTCTGAGTGTGAAATTCCCGTCGCCACTCTGAGCCTTACTCATCGCTTCCTTCACCTCTTCTTATTCAGCAAAGATGAAGATGGAAAATACCGGCATCATGCCACACCAGAACAACGCAATAACGTGATCCGTATGGAGATGGACACAGAGGACAGTTACCTTCAGAGCCTGCTTACTGCTGTGCGCGCCGCGCATCATGAACTGGATAAACTGACGAACTATCACCTTAGTCGCCTGGCTGAATCTGTAGGGAAAGCATTCCCCCACTCTGCAAATCATCGCATCAGCCCGGCTGAATTCGACAAGTTCATTTCCACCTGGATGAAAACTGACTACCTTGATCAGGGCCTGCTGACAAAAGAATGGCAGAACGGAAATTATGTTTCAGGCATTACCCGTACGCCTTCCGGTGCTAACGCTGGCGGCGGAAATATTACCGATCGTGGTGAAGGATTCAAACATGATAAGACATCACTCGCACGAGATGTAGCCACCGGCGTTCTGGCCCGTTCAATGGATGTGGATATTTATAACCTGCACCCAGCACACGCAAAACGCGTTGAAGAAATCGTGTCAGAGAATAAGCCGCCCTTTTCTGTTTTTCGCGACAAATTTATCGCCATGCCCGGTGGGCTGGATTATTCCCGCGCCATTGTGGTGGCTTCCGTGAAAGAAGCACCAATCGGCATTGAGGCCATCCCGGCACGCGTGACTGAATATCTCAACAAAGTGTTGACCGAAACCGATCACGCTAACCCGGATCCGGAAATCGTGGAAATTGCCTGCGGTCGCTCATCAGCACCGATGCCGCAGCGCGGAACAGCAGAAGGAAAACATGGCGATGAAGAAAAGCAACAAACATCGGACACAATGGCTAATGAACAGGCAGCGCCTGAATCAGTGGAAGAAATTCCAGTTAAACATAATGAGGACACGCAATCACTGGAAAATGTCTCATCTGTAGAAACGAAATACCAGGAACTGAGGGAGGAACTCAATAAAGCCAGGGAAAACATCCCCCCAAAAAATCCAGTCGATGCCGACAAATTACTGGCTGCCTCGCGTGGAGAATTCGTTGAAGGCATCAGTAACCCTGCTGATCCGAAGTGGGTGAAGGGGATCCAGACTCGCGACACTGAGGACCAGAATCAGCCCAAAGTGGAACAAATTGCCCCAGAAGCGGGACAAAACAGCCCGGATACGCAACAAAACGGGCCAGAAGAGCAACAGCCAGGGCCAGTAATGCAACAGGAAGTGGAAAAGGTTTGCACCACATGCAGTCAGAACGGTGGCGGCCATTGCCCTGACTGTGGTCCAGTAATGGGAGATGAAACTTACGCTGAAACTTTTGGAGAAAATGACGCCGCTGATGGAGAAGACTCAGCACAAACTGAGGAGAAGATCATTCAGGAAAACTCTGTTGATGCCGCTCAGGAGGGCGAAACCGTTGTTCAGAACGAGCCAGGCAGTGATACGTCCGGCGATGACGCCAATTCTGAGCCAGTAACTCTCGACTGGAAAAGACAGCTCGTGATTGCCGCCGTCTATGGTTTGTGCGCCAACCCCGCATGTATAGCCACAGCGCCAGCAATCCCTGATATCGCCATCATGATTGCCAACAGGCTTGAAAATTTCGGAGGTGATAAATCATGAATGCCTGGCTTATCCCCGATCGCATTGAAGAGCAGTCATGGGCACGACACTACCAGCAAATTGCCCGTGAAGAAACTGAAGCTGAGCTGGCAGACGACCTGGAAAAAGGTCTGCCCCAACACCTGTTTGAATCGCTATGCATCGATAATCTGCAACGTCACGGGGCCAGCAAAAAAGCTATTTCCCGTGCATTTGATGACGATGTCGATTTTCAGGAACGCATGGCAGAACACATCCGCTACATGGCTGAAACCATCGCCCGTCACCAAATTAATATTGATTCAGAGGTATAAAACGGATGAGTACAGCACTCGCAACGCTGGCAGGGAAGCTGGCTGAACGTGTCGGCATGGATTCTGTCGACCCACAGGAACTAATCACCACTCTTCGCCAGACGGCATTTAAAGGTGATGCCAGCGATGCGCAATTTATCGCATTGTTGATCGTCGCCAACCAGTACGGCCTTAATCCCTGGACGAAAGAAATTTACGCCTTCCCTGACAAGCAGAACGGCATCGTTCCGGTGGTTGGCGTTGATGGCTGGTCCCGCATTATCAATGAAAACCAGCAGTTTGATGGCATGGACTTTGAGCAGGACAATGAGTCCTGTACATGCCGGATTTACCGCAAAGATCGCAATCACCCGATCTGCGTTACCGAGTGGATGGATGAATGTCGCCGCGCACCATTCAAAACCCGCGAAGGCAGAGAAATCACCGGACCGTGGCAGTCGCATCCCAAACGGATGTTACGGCACAAAGCCATGATTCAGTGTGCTCGCCTGGCCTTCGGATTTGCTGGCATCTATGACAAGGATGAAGCCGAGCGTATTGTCGAAAATACTGCATATACTACAGAACGTCAGCCGGAACGCGACATCACCCCGGTTAACGAAGAAACCATGTCGGAAATTAACGCCCTTCTTACTTCCATGGAAAAAACGTGGGATGACGACCTGTTGCCGCTCTGTTCCCAGATTTTTCGCCGCAACATTTACACATCTTCAGAACTAACACAGGCTGAAGCTGTGAAGGTTCTTGGATTCCTGAAACAGAAAGTCACAGAGCAGAAGGTAGCAGCATGACACCGGACATTATCCTGCAACGTACAGGGATCGACGTGAGAGCTGTCGAACAGGGGGATGATGCGTGGCACAAATTACGGCTCGGCGTCATCACCGCTTCAGAAGTTCACAACGTGATAGCAAAACCCCGCTCAGGAAAGAAATGGCCTGACATGAAAATGTCCTACTTCCACACCCTGCTTGCTGAGGTTTGCACCGGTGTGGCTCCGGAAGTTAATGCCAAAGCACTGACCTGGGGAAAACAATACGAGAACGACGCCAGAGTCCTGTTTGAGTTCACCTCCGGCGTGAATGTTACTGAATCCCCGATTATCTATCGCGACGAAAGTATGCGTACAGCCTGCTCTCCCGATGGTTTATGCAGTGACGGCAACGGCCTTGAACTGAAATGCCCGTTTACCTCCCGGGATTTCATGAGGTTCCGGCTCGGTGGTTTCGAGGCCATAAAATCGGCTTACATGGCCCAGGTGCAGTACAGCATGTGGGTGACACGAAAAGATGCCTGGTACTTTGCCAACTATGACCCGCGTATGAAGCGTGAAGGACTGCATTATGTCGTGGTCGAACGGGATGAAAAATACATGGCTGGTTTTGACGAAATGGTGCCAGAGTTCATCGAAAAAATGGACGAGGCACTGGCTGAAATTGGTTTTGTATTTGGGGAGCAATGGCGATAGCCAGTAGCAACGAGGTGCAAATGATATGACAATTAAGGAATACTACCGGTGTTCGTTCTAATCCAGCGCGGGCAGTCTTTCGTCGATGCCAACAACTATCCGGTTGAAGTCTGCAAAATCACTCTGACGCAGGTAATCTTCCGCAGGCTGGATGGGAGAACCAGAGCCGCTTCAATTAGCGCATTTAATGCAGAATTTGAGCGAATCGATCACAACGAACTACACATGATTAAAGCAGAAATTGAGAAGGAAAAGCATATTGCCAGCCTTCGAAAAATGCGCCGCATATCAATCAACTGACAACCGCCTTCGGGCGGTTTTTAATGGCGAAAATATGGATTCACACAGTATCACCCTCAAAGAGGCCTGTAAGTTTCTCAAGATATCAAGGCCAACAGCTGTTAACTGGATACGAACGGGCCGACTACAGGCAACCCGAAAAAATTCTTCCGGTAAAAGATCACCTTATCTCACAACCCGGCAAGCCTGCATTGCAGCACTTCATTCACCGCTGCATACTGTCCAGGTGAGCGCGGGTGATGGCATAACAGAGGAAAGAAAATGTCACTCTTCCGCAGAGGTGAAATATGGTACGCCTCGTACTCGCTCCCGGGCGGGAAGCGAATTAAGGAGTCTCTTGGCACAAAGGACAAGCGGCAAGCTCAGGAGTTGCACGACAAGCGAAAAGCAGAACTCTGGCGAGTAGACAGACTGGGGGATATGCCAGATGTCACTTTCGAAGAAGCCTGCCTGAGATGGCTTGAGGAAAAAGCCGACAAGAAATCCATCGATTCCGATAAATCCAGAATCGCATTCTGGATTGAGCATTTCGAGGGAATAAGGATTAAGGATATATCGGAGGCAATGATCTACTCAGTTATCAGCAAAGCGTATAACCGAAAAACAAAGGAGAGATGGAAGTTGCAGGTGGAGGCTGCATTAAGAAAAAGGAAAGAACCACCAGCCTATATACCTAAATCGGTGAGCACGCAAACAAAAGCAACACACCTGGCAATGATCAAGGCTATTCTGCGCGCCGCAGAGCGAGACTGGAAATGGCTTGAAAAAGCACCTGTAATCAAAATACCTGCCGTAAAAAACAAACGCGTGAGATGGCTGGAAAAAGAAGAAGCCAGGAGACTCATTGATGCATGTTCTGATCCCCTGAAATCTGTAGTTAAATTTGCACTGGCAACTGGCCTGAGGAGATCAAACATTATTAATCTGGAGTGGCAACAAATCGATATGCAGCGACGTGTTGCCTGGGTAAACCCTGAAGACAGTAAGTCAAACCGCGCTATTGGGGTCGCACTGAATGACACTGCCTGCAAGGTGTTGCGTGATCAAATAGGCAAACATCACCGCTGGGTGTTTGTTTATACCACTGCTGCCAGAAGGCCTGACGGGACAATGACACCAAGCATCAGAAAGATGCGCCTGGACTATAACACATCGTGGTTAACAGCATGTCGTCGGGCAGGAATTGAAAATTTCCGTTTTCATGACCTCCGCCATACCTGGGCCAGTTGGTTAATTCAGTCAGGTGTACCACTGTCAGTACTTCAGGAAATGGGCGGCTGGGAGTCTATCGAAATGGTGCGTAGGTACGCACACCTTGCACCTAATCATTTGACAGAGCACGCGAGGAAAATTGACGACATATTGGGTGACGATGTCCCAAATTTGTCCCACCCTGAGGTTTTTGAGGATGCAAAGAAAGCATAA